ACGACTAGTGGCACACGTGGCACGCGGCAACAGATGCGTAGTACACAAGGTGCTGTGCCTGTCCCACAGCCACAGCAGCAACAGAGGACGAGTGTGAGAGAAATTGGAGCGGCCTTTGATCTGAAAGCTGCTAAGGGTGCTGCGCAGACAACGATTAACGGTCTTAAATACATGGGAGGGGTACAAAAATCTCAAATTAAGAATAAAATTAAGAATGCTAAAACTAAACAAGAAGTAAACAAAATTATCACTAATGCTAAAAAAATAAACACACGAGAAGGTAAAAAAAAGACTTGATAAAAAAAATATCTTAGAAATGTAAGGTGGGTATGAAGGTTCGCATCCCCTTGCGTCAGAATGTCTCCCTCGCAGGTTTTGGTTACAAAGATGTGAAGACGTTGACAGAGTTGGCGAGACACAGGGCGTTGTCTCGTGCCATCAGAGCGGGTGAACCCCCTCTCGGTCTCTTCCGTCGTCTCAATGCGTTGATGATTTTTTTCAAAAGGAGCAATCCCCGTTTGTCCAAGATTTTCAAGTCGGACAGGGACTGGGTAAAGTTAAAGTTTTTAGGCAATAAATAGGTAAGTATGTCGTGTTGTGATGTGTGTTGCGACACATTTAATAAAACAAATCACAAAAAGGTTTCCTGCTCTTTTTGTGATTTAGTGGCGTGTAAAACATGTTGTCAAAAGTATCTGTTGTCAGCGATGGAGGATGCACACTGCATGGGGTGTAAGACGCGATGGGACAGGCAGTTTGTGGACACGTGGTGTACGAAAAAGTTTAGAAACACAGACTTGCGCGTGCACCGGGAGCATGTATTGTTTGAAAGAGAGAAGGCGTTGTTCCCAGAGACCCAGCCCCACGTGGAGCGAATTTTAAAGATGCGCGACCTTCGTGTCGTCATTCAAGATTTGCGTTCACAGCTGATACAGATGTATAATAGGTACAGAGTTCCCATACCAGTGAGAGATGAATCCCACTTTGAAAGACACCCAGACCTTTTGGAGTTGCATGAAGTGTACACGAACGCGCTGTTGGAGTATGAAGAGTTGCGTACGGGGTACGTCGTCGGTGATGAACACGTGAGACAATTTGTGCGCAAATGTCCGAGTGAGGAGTGTAAGGGTTTTTTAGATGACACGTGGTATTGTGGAATATGTAGACATACATTTTGTGAAGCGTGTAATGAGTTGGTTGGTGAAAGTCATACGTGTGACCCAGAGGCTGTGCAAACGATGGAGCTTTTAAAAAAAGATACGAAACCGTGTCCCAAATGCGGGGAGGTTATACAGAAATTATCTGGGTGTTCTCAAATGTGGTGTCCTTCCTGTCACACGGCATTTGATTGGCGGAGTGGGGTCATTGAGATAGGGCGTATTCATAACCCACATTACATAGAGTTTCAACGACGACAGAATACATTGAATCGGGAAAATGGAGACATCCCATGTGGTGGTCTCCCATCATATGGTGAACTAAGGAGACATAACGCACAGCAGTATGACATGTTACAGCTTCGTATGACCTTGTCTCGAGTAGAGGCCGAGTTGAACTGGCGTTGGCCGACAGCTCCGGTGGATAACAGGTATTTACGTATTCGGTACATGTTGAATGAAATTACTGAAGATGAGTTTAAATCAGAGTTGCAGAGGAGAGATAAACAACATAACAAGGCGGTGGATGTATCTCATATATTTAGAATGTTTTTAGACACATGTTCAGATGAGTTGCGTCAATATATTTTGGGTAAATCTATTGAAGATGTACGCGCGGTGATGGTTCCTTTGATACAGTACACGAACGAAACTATCACAACTATACATAAAAGATATGGGTGTGTGACACCATATCACATAGAAAAAATATAAGTGTAATGTAAGAGTAATGATTCTTGTATTGGCTCTGATACTTTTAGTATTTTTCCTCCTACCCAGATATCAACGACCAGTTGTCTTGGAAAACGTGCTCACAGACGAGGAGTGTGAGTACCTGAAAGAGAAGGCGAAGGAGCGTTTGAAACCATCCACTGTTGGTGGCAATCATCAGGTGAATGCAAACATCAGACAGAGTGAGACGGCGTGGATTCCCAAAGATGACCCAGTTGTCGCGAAAATCATGAAAAGGTGTTTGAAACACACAGACCGACCGGTTGCTAACTGTGAACAGTTGCAGGTATTGCGATACCGTCCGGGTGGCTTTTATAAACCACACTACGATGCATTTAAAGGTGGTTCAAACCCTCGCATGTACACATTCATCATCGCGTTAAACGAAGAGTATGAAGGGGGTGAGACGTCATTTCCTCGTATGAAAAAGGAGTATCGATTGAAAAAAGGGGATTGTCTGTTGTTTGAAAACTTGGACAACTATGAACTCATCACAGGAAAGGCGTGGCACGGTGGCAAACCTGTGAAGAGTGGTGAAAAGTGGGTGTGCAACCTCTGGGTGCACAAGTATCCGTACGAGGGGATGCAGTAGAGAAGACCCGTAATAGTTTCAAACATACCTGTACCAAAATAGCCACTACATAGATTTGATTTACATGATGTGTATATCATACGATATACGCATCATCTAAACGTTCATTCAACCCAACCCGACCAGGGAAACAGAAAGAAGCTTCTTTCGCTCTGGTCACCCCCCCTTTTTTTTATTTTGTAATTACAAAAATGATGCTCTTTTTATGTACACCAACATTGGCTCCTCCACCACATAGACATGTCACCGCCCGGGAGTGTCGCATCGTCATGGCGCGACCGACCGAGAAAGATGGTGTCTATGAGGTCGAGATACAGAACGCACCTCCAATACATATAGAAATACCCAATGTGGGACTCGAACCCACGGCCACACGCTTAAAAGGCGTGCGCTCTACCGACTGAGCTAATTGGGCAAAGTGCTTCAGAGAGGTTTCGAACCCCTGACCTCGGCATTACAAGTGCCGCGCTCTACCAACTGAGCTACTGAAGCGTGGTGGGAATAAGCTCCTGCCTGGATTCGAACCAGGGTTGATGGATTCAAAGTCCACAGTGATGACCACTACACTACAAGAGCTTAAAACTAGTACTCATTTATTAGATGAATACCAGGGTGCCCTCCCAATGGAGGACATTAGAAAAACGCACAATCTCTTTAAGCGAGAAATAATTGAAGCAATTACAATTGGAAGAGACAACCCGGTGGTTCTTGATGTGGGATGTGGTTTTGGTGGGGACCTTCAAAAATGGAAACATGCGGGTGTGCGTAACTTGAGTATGTGTGACCCATCTTCAACGGCGTTGGATGAGGCAAAGCGCCGTTCGGAGGGGTTGAAGATGCGTGTCAACTTTTATGAAGGGGACATCAGGGGATGTCCTAAAAACAGAACCTATGACATTATATGTTATAATTTTAGTTTACATTACATCTTTGCATCTGAAAAATTATTTCATGAAAGTGTCAGGGAAATAAAAAAAAGAATGAAACATGGTGGAACATTAGCGGGTATAATCCCAGATTCGGAGACTGTCATCATGCGCACACCCTACCAAGACACACTTGGAAACTTTTTTGTGATGAAAGCGACGCCACAAGGTGGTTTTGGTGAAAAGTTATTTGTCAATCTGGTGGACACCCCATACTATGAAGATGGTGCAAAGTCAGAGCCAGTGGCGTATAAGGACAGACTTGTGACAACTTTGGAAAACTATGGATTTTACCTAGTCCATTGGGAACCACTCACTGGTCATGAAGTGACACAAATGTATTCTAAATTTATATTCACATATTATAATAAAAGATGATACTTTGGATTGTAGTAATTCTTGTGAACATCTATCTTTTCAGGACAACCCACGAACCCCCTGAACTGGTTGCCGTGCGTGAAAAGTACACCACCCTTCGTGAACACTTGAAAAAGACTGGGAAATACCCTATGCTTCACGAGCCCATGCCTCTCACCGCGTACTACAGGATGTGGGATGGTTCCCTTGGTTTCAACGTGAATAAGGGGTTTGAGTTGGGTGTGTGTCTCGATGGAGAGGTGAATGAAATCTTTCACATCTTATTACACGAGCTGGCCCATTGTACTGTTCCAGAGTACAACCACAGCGACATGTACTGGAACAATTACGTCGACTTGAGAGATACGGCTGTATCCATTGGTATTTATGAAAAAATACCAAAAAAGACTGAGTTTTGTGGGCAACATGTTCAGGACAAGTAAAAAATCTTTTGTGTGTAATATAATATAATATACAATGGCTCAGACTGCGCCGAAAGATTTATTCATGGCCCTCTTTTATTGGCTCTTGGTGTATTACATCGCACTGCTCCCTGTCGTGGTGAAAAACTACCAAGCGCGTCTCATTCTTTTGACAGTCATCGTGCCGAATGTGTTGCGTACTGTGGTGAACCGCGTGCCCCGTCTTGCCGTTGACAGAAGCTTCTTTTTAACGGCGACGCTCATCGCGTTAGTTGTCACTTACATCTTCCACCAGCTGTTTAAGAAGACTCGTGAGGACATCGATGAATTCGGTAAAGACGCCAAGAAGACACTTAAAGTGAGTGGCTTATTGACGGCCAGTTTCATTATCGGTACAGTGAGTACCTATTATTTGGGATTGGACCGTTCCATCTACAGTAATTTGGGATGGAATAATACTGCGAATACGTATTAATTCGTAATCACGTAATTCTTACCAAAGTAGAACACGACCGCGGCGACGGCACCAGTGGCTGCCAAGCCAACCGCGCTTCTGCTCCCTTGTTCGTTAAGGAACTTGGGAACAGAGGTCACGAGCTTATCTTGCACGGGCTTGCTCACCGCCAGGGCAGCACAGGCCGCCACGAACAGGGCGGTCATTTGGTCATCGGTCAAATTGAGCGGATTCTTTGACTCTTCCTTCTTCTCCTGGACAGCCACGGGTTGGGCAAAACCAGTCGGACCCCCAGCTTGCGGAGCGGTCATTTGCGGCATGACACCTTGCATCCTGGGGTCGGCAGCAGCGGGCATCATCATCGGGGACGGTTCGGGTTCCATAATATCAGCGATAGAGGTGGAATCCATCTCTGGTGTTTGTTGTTGTTTACGGACATTTTTTTCAGGTTCAACAAACGCTGTAGAGGGTTGTTCTTGATTATTCAAACTGACCATACCATCATTCTGTTCAGCGAGGTTATACGTCGTAATCACCGGGTCACTGGACATATTCTAAAATATGGTCTCATTTCTTTTTGACCACTGTGAGCGCAGTCTTTTTATTCATTTTTTTCGGGTCCCCCTGACGTTGTTCCATGTGTTTTGGGTTGTACATTTTCTTGTGTGTGGCCCATAATTCAGGTGCTCCAACTCTAAAATTCTTCCTGATGTTTGCTTTATACCAAAAAACACAATCTGTAATCTTATTTGATTTCACTGTATTATCTAGGACCAAACACTCATAGTTTTCTGTACAGGCGTCCATCACTTTATTAAACATATCAAAAGATGGGAAGATGCCGAAAAAACTCTTATAGAGCTTTTCTCGGTTTTGTATGATATTTTCACGTAAAATAAAAACGTAGTCTGTATTTGCTCTTAAAGCGGGTGGTAAGTCCATACAATACTGCATCGTAAGCATGAAGAAAATCTTCCAGTGTCGTCCATTCATGAAACATTGACGAATACATGTATCTTTTAAAAATTTATTGTCATACATACAATCATCTAACAAGAGGAAACATCCACAATTTTGTTTTCCAGCACTCACGAGTTTTCTTTGACGCTCTATAGCTCTTTCAATTGCTTCTTTATCATAGTCTCCATAGATGAACAAGTCTGGAACGTGTTTACTGTAGTAATGGTTCCCTTCCTCTGTGCCTGATAGGACGAGACCTGCTGGAATGTGTTTTTTATAGTAGAGGATGTCCGACACTAACGTTGATTTACCCGTACCTCTTTTACCTATGAATACACACACCTTGTCGTCCGCCATAGTTTCGGGTTTGAACTTTCTCAACTGGAGGTTCATATCTACTACAACGCACATTTTTTGTTTATTAAAATTTTACTCACTTATATCAGAGATGTCCGTGAAATTAGCGGCCACAGGGATTGCAGACACTTGGTGCACAGGACAACCCACCTTTAGTCATTTCCTGATGAATTTCAAAAGACACACCAAGTTTGCACAAGAACGAGTGGAAACCCCTTTTGATGGAGACATAGACTTTGGTCAGGAAGTGTCCTGTAGAATTCCACACGATAAAGGGGACCTCATTCGTACGTTGAGTTTGAAAATTACCCTGTCTGACCCAGAGCCCGATGAGAGTGAAAGCATTAACGACGTGTATTGGCCACCGTCGGTGTGTTCCCACCTGATTGAGTGGGCGGACCTGGTCATCGGTGGTCAAACTGTTCAGCGCATCACGGGTGAATACATCTATATGAGACAACAGTTATATAACAATGATGACGATGTCAATCAAACGGTGTATTTCCTTTCTGGGCATGGAGACTTTTTACGATATAGTGGGGACAATACATACTTTTTAGACCTCCCTTTTTATAACTATAGACATCCCGAGTTGGCCATCCCCGTGTGTTGTTTGACGAAACAGTTGGTGGAAGTTCGTTTGAAACTTCGCCCTTTGTCGGAGATGATTTTCCTCGGTGCCCCAGCGGGGGCGTCGGCAAAGATTAGAAATATTTCATTGGACACTGATTTTGTATTCATCACTCAAGATGAAATTAATTTTTTACGAACGCGTCCAGTGGAATATGTCATCACCCAACTCCAATTGTCACAGTTTGACATGAAGGATGGATACAATAAAAAATCAGTCATGTTACAATTTAAACATCCAGTGAAACAATTATATGTCGTTTCACAAAATGAATATTCAAAATCATTAAACATTCCCACAGATTTCAATACAATAAAAAATCTTCAACTCCGATTTAATGATAAAGTGGTCTTCAATAAAAATAATAAATTTTTAACATTTGAACAAGCATTGAAACATCACGTCAACTCTCCCGTGATTTCAAAGAGTGCTCAATATTTCAATCCAGATAGTAACACGCTGCTACCGTATACAATCAAATCTGACTTTGCCATGTATTCATGGTCCCTCTACCCAGAGAGATATTACCCCACTGGTCAGGTGAATATGTCTCGCATCATTCATAAAGTTCTTGATGTTGAGATTTTACCATTGTATTCTGGGTATGACAATAAAGTACGAGTGTACGTGGAAAATTATAACGTCATCCGATTTGAACACGGGTTAGCTGGTTTAAGATATTAATCTACCAGTATTATAGGAATGGCTGGAAGAATTCAATTGGCCACCACAGGCCCTCAGGACCAGTTTTTCACATTGAACCCTGAGTACACATTGTTTAAAGAGAATTTCAGAAAACATTCAAACTATAGTGTGGAGTTTGTGAACATAGACCCACCCGGTGATGGTGTTGACTTTGGGAAAAAGGTGAGGTATAGGGTGCCCGCGAATGCTGGGGATTTATTGAAAACTGTGAGCATCCAGTGTACGCTTCCAGCTATTAATCAGACGAATGTTGGGTACATAGAATCTGTGGGACACGCCATGATAGAATACGTCGACCTCATCATCGGTGGCAAAGTGGTTCATAGAGTGACCTCGGACTGGTTACAAATATACAGTGAACATTATTTCACACAAACAAAACAAAATCCATTATATCAACTCGTCGGTAAATACCCCATACGAACGGCAGGGACGAGGTCTAACGACAAATTTATTTTAGGATACCTTGGAGCATCTACGGCGGCAGTTGATTTTTACATAGACATTCCATTCTATTTCTATAGAGAACCTACATTAGCCCTCCCTCTCTGTGCCATTTGTGAACAGCAGGAGGTGGAGATTGAGATTTCATTTAGAAAATATGAAGACCTCGTCGTAGATGTGTCTGATGGAAGTTTACCCACACTCACAAATTCTATAACTTTTGATGAAATATCCCTCCAGTGTGAGATGGTTTTTTTAGATGACGTTGAAAAGATTAAAATTAAAAAAACATCAGTGGATTATTTAATCATTCAAAATCAACAAGAAAATTTTTTAGTTCCAGCTGGACAAAATACTGCAAAATTCAATTTGAGTTTTACAAACCCAGTCAAAGAATTGTATTTCGTGATACAATCTAAAGGGGCGAGGGTCTTTGATTTTGACAACTACCGTCAGACGAATACTGACAATAAACTCGTATTATACGAACATCTCAACTATCTAAAACTCACCTTGGACGGTGAAGACATTCTCACTGAAAAAACAGGGAAAGCGGTGTTCCTTAAAGCTGTCCAGGCTGGCATCCATCACGCCAAAACACAACTCATCAGACGCTTTTACAGCTATAGTTTTGCCCTTCAACCTGAAACACACACACCGACGGGTCAGATTAATTTTAGTGTGATTAAAGACCAAGTGTTGGAGCTCAACTTGAACACAAACACACTCAACGACAGGGAAGTTCGCGTGTACGCACGGGCATATAACGTACTTCGCATCGCTGGGGGAAAGGCACAAGTTATTTTTGGTACTCAATATTAAATGATGAAGACTGGTTTCGGTGAATCATCGGGTGCTTATGAAGAACGCCAACTTGAAGCTATTGGAGACATTTTACTGCCAGTCCTTGAGAAGAGTATGATTCTTGCTGGAAAATACTGTAACGCGTGTGGAAGAGATGTCGTGCTCCCCCAGGATGTTGAATACGCGGCGAAATATTGTGTCATGCACACCGTCGGCCAGGACGTAGGCATCTCCATCATGGACGAGGATGAGGACGAGGACGAGGAAGAGGACATTGAGGAAGTGGACCAGGAAGAGTGTCCGGCGTTT